AAGCCGGTCAGGATGGCGCGAAGCTCGGTCTGGACCGTGGCGGACGCCACGTCGTCGGCCAGCGCGGCCGTGGTGCCGACCGGCGTTCCGTTCTCGTACGCCGTGATGGTCCACGTGTCGGAGCCCGCGTTGTCCGCAAGCGTGATGGTGAGCACGTTGGAACCCCGGGCGTCGAAACGACCGGAGGCCTCGGTGTGGAACTCGGACTCCTGCGTGATGACGTCGGTCGGCGTGGTGCCGAACGCGCTGCGCGACGTCTTGGTGCCGGAGTCGTTACGGGCGACCCGCTTGGGGCCGATGCCCTGGTTGTCTGCGCCACCGGGGGTGGCGATGCGGTCTGCTGAAACGGTCATTGTCTTGTACCCTTCTGCCCTGCCTGGGCGAGTTGCCTACTCGGGGTGCTTGGCCCTTCCGTGGGCCTTGAGTCCCGCCAGCGACTTGCTGTTGAACTCACACGAATCGCAGAGGTAGGTCTCGTAGACCTCTTCCGCGGTCTCTTCTGACGGGTCGGCTTCCGGCACGACCTCGCCGATTTCGGCCGGTGCATCCCCCGTTAGGGGGAGGTCCGGCAGCATTTCCGGCACGTCCGTGCCGATGAGATGAGGTGCGAACTGCTCCACCATCCGGGGGTCCGGCTGGGGGAAGATGTCGAGGATTTCTGAACGGGCAGCACCAGCCTGCTCAGCCACGAGGTACATCTCCATCACGCGGATGGGCATGTTGCCCATGGCGTCGATGGCCTGCGCCGAGGACCAGCCCTTGAGGCGCTCGCGCGCCACGTTCCAGTCCTTGGCTTCGCCTTCCAGCGAACGCTTGTTGGCCGCGGCCTGAGCGCGGTCGGCTACCTCTGCCGGGTCACGGCGGACGGGGCCGGGGGTGGGGTCGTTGGGGTCTGCGACGAAGTCGAGGTGGTTCGACCCCGTGCGAATCATCCGGCTGCGGGCCATGCGCGCCTCTTCGTACGGCGTGGCGCCCTCTTCCTGCGGGATGAAGTCACGTACTGCGATGCCCATTCACTGTCCCCTTTGTCGGTTCAGGAGGGGGCCGAAGCCCCCTCCCTCACCCTCCGGTTAGACCGGGTTGATGTCCGAGAAGTAACCGTGCGCCCGACGGCAGTCGGTGATGAGGTTACCCGCGCTCACGACGAGCGCAGTCTTCGCGTCCTGGTCGGCCGGACGGACGAACTCCAGGAGCTTCAACCAACGCGAGCTGTGCTGGACGAACTCCAGGTGCTCGGGGTTGATGAAGAACCAGTACCCATCGGGGCACTCGGTGTCGTACATGACCTCGGCGCCCTTGTGAGCGATGGCGTCGAAGCCAAGCTCAGCCATGCGGAGGTCGGTGAAGCGCACGAGAGGAACGGCGAGGGCCTCGTAGGCCTCGTAGTTCTCCTGCGTGGTGAACTCGAACTTCGGCTTGCTCTTCACGAGCTTCAAGCTGTTCAGCATGCTGTTCAGCGAGGAGACCACAGCGGTCGTGGTCATGCCGAGGTTGGTCGAGTCCAGACGGGACTTCCACCACGTCTCCGTGGAGGGGTCGATTCCGCCCAGGATGCCGGTCGCCTTGATGATTGCCTGGATGCCCAGGAAGTCCTTCGAGGAGTTACCGGTACCGTCGCCCCACAGCATGGTGTTGAAGTCCATCTCTGTGGAGATGCGGAGCTGGTCGAACTTCGACTGCAGCAACGGGATGATTTGCGCGCTTCCGCCGTTGAGCAGCTCGGTGCGACCGTCGATGGTGACGGAGCCCGCGTGCTGCTTCCAGGAGTACGTCGCGTAGCCGAACCCGTCCTGCGGCGACACGTCGATGGGGTCGTACCCATCGTACGAGCCGGGGGTCGTGTTCAGCGCGTACATGACCTGACGGTCGATGGTACGCCCGCCGTCTTCGGTGACCTTGTCATAGAGCGACAGGGCCGCGAGGAGCGGAACCTCCGTGCTGATGTTGTCTGAGAGCGTCGACTTGACCTTCGGGAACGTGGTCGCGAAGATTTCGTCGAGCTGGTTTGCGCCTGTGGCCATTGTGGCTTGGGCCTTTCCTAGCTCAGGCCCCTGCCGTGGTTAGTCGCCGATTCCGAGGTCCCGGAGGACTGAACGTCCGACGTCGCTGACTGCGCCTCGCACCGTCTTGGCGTCCGAAGACGCTTCCTCGGTGCTGCCGCCAGCGGCTGGGCGGACCGACGTGGGCTTCTTGACCTCAACCTTGGGTGCCGCGGCGAGGCGCTTGCGCGCGTCGTCCGTCAGCTTCTCGACCTGCCGCTTCGCCGGACCGGCAATCTGCCAGTACGCCGCCTCGGGGTTCTGGAGCCCGTTCTGGGCTGCATACTCAATCACCGCGATGCGGTTGATGGGCAGCTGCCCGTTGGCCGTTTCGAGTCGGTCAAGCTCAGAGGTCCAGTATCGGTCCATCTGCTCCAACTCGCGGTCCTCGATGAGGCCGTTGACCTGCTCGCTGAGCCCTTGCAGGGCGCGCACGAGCGGGATGGCCACCTTGGTGGCGGTCTCATCGAACGGGTTCTCTGGGTCGAGACCCAGTTGCTTCAAGATGTCCTCGTCCGAAACCGGAGTCGGGGGTGCCTCTTGTTCACCTGCGGCGCCTGCTGCGCCGTCGGTTTCCTGGTCACCCTCGGGTGCCCCACGCAGGAGCTTTCCGATTTTGTCGTCTCGCGCCTTGAGAGCGTCCATGATGAGACGCTTCTCTTCCGCTGGAAGGCCGGAGAGGTCTACCTCGAAGTACGAGTCAGGGAGGTCGTCTGTGCCTTCGGCCGTTGCCACGGCTTCGGTCTCGGACTGAGTCCCGGCTGCGTCTTGAAGCTCGACATCCGCCTGCGCCCCGTCGGTGCTCGGGGTTGTGGTCTCGTCGACTGTGGCCTCGGATGCTTCTGTACCCTCAGTCGCCTCGAACCCCTCGGCCACTGACGCGGCCAAGGAAGCTGCTGCTGATTCCTTCATGCCCATCTCCTACCGGCTGTACCCTCGCAGGGCCTCGGGCGGTCAGATTGGTGGTGCCCCATGGGCGCGTGCACAAGTGCACAAGCCCTCTACAGGTAGCGCAAAATGGCAACCCTAAAATCGTTTGCCCTGGTCAGACACTGATTACGACGACGATTCCTGAGCCGCCATCGCCACCCTTGGGGACGGTGAAGGTGTTGTGGCCGCCACCGCCGCCACCGCCTCCGGCGCCGTACAGGCCACCGTTGCCGCCTTGGCCGGACGCTACGCTGTGGCCACCTCCACCACCGCCGCCTCCGGCGCCGGACTGCGGGCCGTCGGTCACCCCGGGGGTGCCATTGCCCGCGTTGGCGTGAACGCCCCCGGCTGTGCCGCCTGTGATGCCGACGGAGGCCCCTCCAGCAGCCCCGGCTACCTCGACGTTCGACGGCTGGGTGACGCCGCCGCCACCCCCTCCGCCAGGTCCGGCGATGGAGATGCCCGTCTGAGAACCGCCTGCTGTCGGCGTAGCCCCTCCTCCATTTCCTCCGATGATGCCAGTTGAGGTGACATCTGAGTTCGCGGCAGCCACACTCAGGGGGTCTGCGTGGGTGGCGATGGTCGCGGCGGCTGGGGCTGCTCCTTGCGTGCCGTTCGTCGTGGTACCGCCCGCGCCGCCCAGCCCACCGGGGCAGGAAATCCAAGAGCCGAAGGACGACAGGCCCCCGGCCGTGCCGATGGTGCCGTTCGCGTCGGTGCCTGTGTTGGCGGCTCCGCCGCCTCCACCCAGGCCGACTGTCACGACCTCGGTAGCTCCCAATGCCTGCGTGTAGTAGTTGCAGCGGGCGCGGGTACCACCCGACCCGCCGCCCCCGCCCCAGCGGGCTATGCCCGTGGCGCCACGGCGGCCGGAGCCACCGCCACCGCCCGCGCCGATGACCCAGACCGTGCTGATGGTCTTGCCTGCCGGACGCTCCCACTGCACATCTGCGTTGGCCCTGGTGAAGACCTGAACATCCGGGGTACCTCCGTGCGCGTGGGCGATGGCCGCGTAGGCCGCGGCTGCCTCGGCATCGCGGGTGACCCCGGCCGGAATCTGCGAGTCGTCCAGCGTCCCGGTGTGCACGGACCCGTTGATGGCATGGTCGCGCGCGTGGTGGTCGTCGATGGAGACGTCCACGAGCTGGTCGTGGCTGGCGTGGACCCCGTCCACCGCGGCCTTGGTGACCGTGGCGTCGGAGCCAGGTGGGCCCGTGGCTCCGTCGTCCCCATCTACGCCGTCTGCGCCGTCAGCCCCCGCGGGCCCGGTCGCGCCGGTTGGCCCCGTGGCTCCAGTAGGGCCGGTAGTCCCATCCGCCCCATCGACACCGTCGATGCCATCCGCGCCGTCGGCCCCGGCCGGGCCAGTGGCCCCGTCGGCTCCGTCCGCGCCGGGCGCCCCCGGGGCTCCATCAGCCCCGTCGGCCCCATCAGCCCCGTCCGCACCGGCTGCGCCGGTCGGGCCGAGGATGTTGCCTTGGATGGTCCACACCCCGGTGAACTTCTGAAAGACGTCCCCCGACAGGGTGTTCAGCCACATGTCGAGGTCTACGCCCTGTGCCACAGGGTCGGCGGTGTCACTCCACCAGACTGAGCCGGGCGCCCCGTCGGCGCCGGGCGGCCCGGTACCTCCGGTCAGGTAGCTCAGCTCGGACCACAGACTAGTGCCGTCGCCGACCTTGAGGGCCTGGACGTCCACACTGAACGCGGGCTCCCCTTCCTGGAGAACCGGGTCCTCTGCGGTCCACTCCGCCTCCGTACCGCGGCGGAGCTGCAGGTACGTGAAGCGGCCCACTACGGGCTCTCAGGCGAGCCGAAGTCCGAGTCCCCGTCCACGGTCGCGGCGGCGCTCGGCGCCACGCCGCCCTGCGACACGATGGCCAGCTTCGGCAGCGAGCATGCGACGGCGCTCGCGAACAGCGTCTGCTGCACATTCGGCATGCAGTCCTCAGACTCCAGCCTCACCAGCTTGCCATCCTTGAACGCGGCGTTGAAGTTCTGGTCGTCATCGTAGACTACGATGTACATCAGACCCCCAGACCGGCTACGCCTGCGGACTCAGACACCTGCTCGACGGCACCCGGGGCGCCTACGGCGAGCCCGCCGCTGGCAGCCGCGGCCAGCTGGGCGGGGTCAACCGCGCCAGTGTCCGTCGCTGCGGCCATGGTCCCGCCGATGCCGGGCGGTACGCCCTGCGCGGCCTGGGCCATTCCGGCCTGCTGCTCCTGAGCCGCCATCTGCTGGGCTTCCTTCTCCTCGGGGAGGTTGAGGATGTCCAGCTGGGACTCCTTGTCCATGCCGTACTCGTTGGCGAACCACTCGACCAGCTTGGCGGCGTCCACGACGGTCGCACCGTCGGGGCCGGGCTGCTGGGCCAGGGGCACCAGCATGTTGAACAGCGCCAGCGCGTCGTCGCGCTTGGTCTGGCGCGTGTAGGCTTCCTTCGGCGTCAGGTGCACCGACATGTCATAGCCCATGGCGATGTCGTCGCCCGTGAACTCCCACGGCACCTCGCCGTACGACGGGTCCACGTAGCGGACCACGCGCGGCTGGTCGTAGTACATCTGCATCAGCTGCAGGATGCGGCGGGCGATGCCAAGGTAGAAGTCCTCGAAGGTGTTGCGCTTCTCCGACTGACGGGCAGCGGACCCGGCCACGACCTCGGACGTCTCGGTGGCGGTCTGCTTGCGGTCGGGGAACATCCCGCGCATCAGCTCATTGACTCCGGTCGCGTTGCGGATGTCCTCCTCGACGCGGGCCTCCATCTGCCAGGCCTCGCTCGGAAGGACAGGGGGGTTCAGCTCCTTGATGACGTCATTCGGGTACTCGCGTGCGGTGGCCACGTAGGCCCCGTACTCGGGCGAGCCGAGGGCTACCTTGCCCTCGTCCGTCAGGGCGTCCTCCGGCCCGGTGACCTTCGGCACGAAGTGCTCGATGTAGTTCGCGGTGTTGGTCCGGTAGACGGCCTGCTCGTCCAGGCTCGGCGCCATCAGCTCCATGTCGGAGATGCCGCGCACGCGCGTGTTCGTCTTGCGCAGCACCAGTGGGACGAACGGGCTGCGGTCCTTGATGTCGATGTTCAGGGCGAAGGGGTTCACGTCCTCGTTGAGGAACCACTTCTGGCCCTCAATCAACGTGCACGCCGTGCCTGACAGGAGGTCCCAGTACTCGATGATGTCGTAGAACATGTCGTCGTCGGTGGGCTTGCCGCCAGGCAGCAAGTCCCCGACCATGGCCGACGTGCCCTTCAACTCGTCGAGGCGCTTGAGGCCACCCTTGGTGCGCTTCACGTACGCGCGGAACGTCGGGTTGGCGCGGACCTCCTTGACGGAGACTCTCGACTTCTGCGCCCACCAGGTCACGTCCTCCCAGCGCTTGGCGCCGGGGCTCCACCGCATGTCTGCCCACGGTACGTAGTCGACCACGATGCGGTCGCGCAGCACCTTCTCGACCAGCTCCTCCAGCTCGACCATGTTCGCGATGTCGTCGGGCGTGGGCATCTCGCCCGGCACGCCCGCGTCACGCGCGTCGTTCGCCTGCTTGAGCAGCGTGGTGATGTCGGCCGACACTGCCTCGCGGGAGCGCGGCTGCTTCTCCTCCTGCGACACGTACTCGTACGCGACCTTGGCGAAGCCGATGCCCACGATGAGGGCATCCTTGCAGGCGTCGTTGGTGCTCCCCTGCACATTCAGCAGCTCCCACTCCTTGGAGAGAGCGGCCGTGGCCAGCTCTGCCTGCATGCGCGTAGCGCCACCCCCGTTCTTGAGGATGACGTCAACGTCCACTGCGGTCATGCTGGAGTAGAGGGTGTCGATGGTGGCGACCCCCGTGGACACGTTCACACGGTGGCCCTTCGGCGTCACCTGGCTCCGCCGCGGGGCGTTCTCGTAGCGGTGGTACCAGTCGTCCGCCAGGCCGTGCCAGTCGTCCATCTGCTGGTCGGACTGGTAGATGCGGTTGCCGTAGATTTTCGCCTTCTCCTCATCGGAGCGGTACTTGGGGTAGGCAAGCCCAGAGGTCGCCTGTGAAGCCTGCTTCTCGCCAGTGTCAGCCATTACCTGCTCCTCGGGCCTAGTCTACCCGGTGTCCAGTCGATGCGGGCATTGTGCTCCCGCTCTTGCCCTAGCCACCCGAACGCCTCCTGGCCTTCGAGCCTATCCAGTTCCTTGTTGATGTACCCCCACGAACTGCGGTCCTCGGACGTCTTCATCTCGTCCGCGTACCCGGGGTTCTTTCGCGCGCCGTAGCCTACCAGCATGGTCATGCCGTAGCGCAAGGCGTCGGCGAAGTGCGAGGTCCAGTCGTGCACGGGGTTCACCCCGGTGCGCACGCCGTTGGAGTCGATGGGCCACTTGTGTGAGGCCATCGCCTGCGCGAGGCGCTCGCAGCGGTCCTCGTCTACGACGAACCGGACCGGCTCGTCCGCCTCCAGTAGGTTGTTCAGGATGCGGATGCCGTGGTCGATGGGGCGCTTCTGCGCGGGCGTGATGACAACCCCGGCCGCGTTGGCGTCCTCGATGTACGAAGTGCCCGTAGAGACGTTTCGCTGCATTCCCGCAGGGTCGCCAATGTTGAGGCGAGGGAGGCGCCCGTAGCGTCGGTTGCAGTGGTCAATGTGCACACGTGCCCATTCCGCGGAGGTGCGGTCCGTTGCTTCGAGTACGTCCAGACATCGCACCGAGGGCACCAGCTCGCTGGCAACCCGGGGTGACTGAATCCACTCGACCTGCGCGTAGATGACGACACCCAAGTCCCCCATGCCGAAGTCCCAGAACGAGTACAGGTCCAGGTCTCCATCGAAGTCCACCCGCTGCGTGTGCCGCGCGTGGTCCCAGCCGAAGAACACGGCCCCGTCCACCACGCCCACGAACTCGCCGTAGACCTCCTGGCGGAGGAAGCGCCCCTCGTACGTGGCGACCAGCGAGTCGATGTACTCAGCTGGCAGGTGGTCGCGGTTGTCGAACGTGGGGGCGCCGTACCACTTGGCGCCCTTGATGGCTCGCTTCGAGTCCGGGTGGAACTTGGTCCACATCCAGTCGTAGCCGTTGGGCGTCGAGCAGACCCACCCGCCGTGCTTGTAGCCCTGCTGGCGGAGACGCCCGTACAGGACGTCCCAGGCCTCGCCACTCAAGTGGCGGCCCTCGTCGATGCCGAACCAGCTCAGCTCAAGGCCTCGCATCCAGTTGGGCTGGTCGAGGGAGCGGAATAGGACTTCGCTCGCGCCGAGACCGTTCTTCTTGACCAGCGTACGGTCCGGCTCGCCGTGCTCGTTGAACGGGACCAGCAGCGCCTTCTTCTCGGACTTGACGTAGTCGAGCAGCATGCCGGTGCCGTCCACCATCTCCATGAACTGAGGCAGCACGACGTCCTTGAGGACTGGGTAGTTGATGGCCGCCAGGCAGCCGCGGGGTCCGTAGAACCCCTGCTTGGGCTGGGCGGCGTACTTGAGCCCCTTCGCGATGTCGGCGAAGGTCTTGCCGGACCCCAGGCCGCCGATGAACGCGGTCGCCCGCGACTCATCGTTGAAGAACGCGAGCTGGGCTCCAGCGTTCAGGTCTAGGGTCTTCACTCGGGAGTGCCCATTGCCTCAGCAGTATCGGGCAACTCTGTCTCGGGTGTACGTACACCGAAGCTCAGGCCCTTCTCCTCCGCCTGCTCAGGCGGTGACTCGGCAGCCACGGCCATAGGCCGTGCCTTGCCTACCGCGTATTCCAGACACGTCTTCAAGATGGCGATTCGCTCCTTCGGGTCCAGCAGCGCACCCTGCGTACCCTGCGCCCACTTGCCCCTGGCAAGCGCGGCATCGAGCAGCTCCTGGGCGATGTCGTCGGCCGCGAGCGCGAAGCGCTCCAACGCCCGGACCTCCGCCCGGACCTCCTCGCGCAGCTGTGCCTTCGCGCGGCGCACCTCGCCGGAGCGGATGCCCCCGCGGCGGCCCAGCTCTGCTGGGTCCTTCGCGATGGGTGATGGCTGCTGTGACATGAACCTGCCCCTTCGTGCCGGGTTCCGCGCCGGGTTCGCGCAAGAAGCCGACTTCGTCCTGACTTCGTCTTTGAGAAGGGCAACTGCAATGGGCAGCAGAAGGGAAGAGGCGAAGCCGATTCCCCAACTCGCTGCCCACCCTCCTTACCTCCCTCCCACACCCCTCTACTAGTAGCGCAGGGATGCAACCCAAAAATCAAAACCGCAGGTGGGAAGGCCTCCACGTGGCACTTTGTGCACTTGTGAAAAAGCTCACTTCCGCCAAATCCCAAATCCCAAATCTGGGTCTGCGTAGGTCATATAGCGCGCGGGGGCGCGCGGGCGGGGGGCGCATATGGTCCTGATAACCCGTGCTGCACATTCCACTGGCCGTTCGCAGCTTTGCTGCGATTCCTCGCCTAGCCTGTGCGTGTGGTAGTGAGCGTAGCTCACTAGGGCTCCATGGGGAATGACTCAAGGGTGAGCCCTACGGGCTCAGTGTGCTCAGCATGGCGACCATGAGCACCACAAGGTACGTAGTACCGTAGTGGTGAGGCCACGGCAATGGGCAGCACCACTCTCACGCAGGAGCTTAGCAGTGTGTACACTGCTAAGCCGAGGTTGGGGCTGGGCTGAGCCGGGCTGCCTCATGAGGCGCGCACGCTTAGCCTTGTTCAAGGCTAAGACACATGATGCGCAGGCCGTCCGAAGGACGGGCTAGGCCATTCGGTCAGTGGGTCGTAAGGCGCGCGTCATGACCCGCGTACATGACGCAGGGCTTTCGCGCGCCGGGCTTCGCCCCGTGCATGAAAGCGTAGACTTTCGGCCTATTGAGCCTGCCGTTTGCCGGGCCGATACTAGTGGAGCAACACCGAAGCGGCTCGGAACGCCGCACCGCACACCGCCTTGACGAAAGGAAGTGGCTTCTATGCAGCACAGCAGCCAGAACCGCCGCCAGGCAGCGAAGCTGGGGATTCGGCTCCCCGACGCTACCACACAGCCTTCGGAGAAGGCCACGTGGAGTAGCGGTGGCCAAGACACCCTCTACGAGGGTCATGGAGCCGGAGAGTGCCGCCTGAACTTCGTTCAGGGAACCTGGGAAGTGACGCTCCTTCGGAGCCACCGCCTGGTGGGTAGCTTCGCTACCCTGGACTCGGCGCTTCGGTCGGTCCGCTACTTGCAGTCGAAGACTGCACGCCGGGCCTTCTACGGGGCGAAGCCCCGCCAGGCCAAGGTCAGCCTCTCCGAGGCTCTCCGCAGCGTGAACGGCGGAGCCGTCACCGTCAGCTAAAGCCCGAAGGGCTTGGGTTGCGGCGCTGGTCGCCGCTTCCCTGGACCTTCGGTCCAGGCACCACTCACCTAGTTCCCCCAAAGGGGGAAAGGAGGCAGCAATGTCCAAGGCCAAGTGGGTCGACCAGCGGAGCTGGAACCTCGACCGTAGGTCCCTTCGGGACCTCAGCTGGGACACCGTCGAAGGCATCGAAGATGCCGACACCCCGGTGTACATCACGCTGCCCTCGGGGGACGTCTTCGACGTCCAGGTCT